AGCGTCTGTGGCGTTTAACCACGATACGAACCAGGCAACCGATATCCTGGGCATCACCGATACCGTTGTTTCGCCGGCAAAACCCGAATTCGACCTCGATCCGTGCACGATTCGCGGCGGGCAGAAGCTCAGTGAGAAGCTGTTGGACATCGAACGTCGAAATGCCATTGCAGAGCTGGGACAGTTTGAGATCCTGCATGTGCATTGCTACTTGGGGACCGCGCCTTCATTCACCGCCGAACTGCATAAGAACTGCACCATTGTGCCGCAGAGCCTCGGAGGCAGCTCCTATGTGGATATGCCCATGAACGTGTATCTCAGCAATGATAAGACCTTGGGCACTGTGACGATAGCGAACGGCGTTCCCACGTTCAAAGCCGACGCCGCAGCGGAATAACAGGAGGGAAGCATTGTGGCAGTATTAAATATCAACCTTGGTCTAAAAAGCTATGAAATCTGTGACACCGACGGCAATACCGTCGGTGTCATTCGTTTTAACCCGTCCGATCCCGGCATGGTATCTCGCTGGAAAGAGGTGCAGGAGTTTATAAACGGTTTCGACGAAAAGGAATACAATACCCCGGAGAAAATCGGCGAAGCGGATCGGGCAATCAAAGAAAAATTCAACTATGCTTTCGGCACAGATGTCTCCAGTGTGCTTTTTCAGAACGTGAGCAGCCTTGCATTGTGCGAGGACGGCAGAATGGTTTTGGAAAACGTGCTGGAGGCTGTGCAGCCCATCATCGAAGAGGCGATGAAGGTTGCACAAAAGAACTCGGAAGCTCGCGTGCGTGCGCGCACGGCGGAATATGAGGGCAGCAAGAAAGGGCTTGCCCCCGGGCAACGATGAGCGCCTGGAACCTCCCCGTAGCCGTTTCTGTGTGTGGAAAAGAGTTTGTCATCCGGAGCGATTTCCGTGCGGTGCTGGACGCTCTGGCGGTGCTGGACGATGCCCAGCTTACACCGCCGGAGCGGCAATTCGCATGCATGAGGATACTGTATCCGGACTGGCGGGAGATATCTGACTGGGGAGAGGCGTTCCGTGCTGCGATGCAATTCGTGAATTGCGGAAAGCCCGTGCCGGAAAATCAGCCACCCAAGCCAAAGCTGGTGGACTGGGAAAAGGACGTGGAAATCATTGCTCCCGCAGTCGATGCAGTTCTCGGATATTCGTGCCGACGCTGCGAGTATCTGCATTGGTGGGAATTCGTTGGAGCATACAGCAATATCGGCCGTGGGCTCTTCGCGGAAGTCGTGAACATACGCAGCAAGCGGGTAAAGGGAAAACCGCTCGAAAAGTACGAAAAGGAATTCGTCCGGGAGCATCCGGATCTGGTGAACATCACCTCACAGCTGACGGCTGAAGAGGAAGAATTTTTTAAAAGATTGGGGGTGTAAGGTGTGGCGGATGGCCGGATTATTATT